TCAAAAAAAAGAGACCTAGAGAGCTCTATAAAACCAAAAAATAATTTTATTTTTAGGTCACAAAGAGTGCAGAAAAAACTCACAACTCAGAATTTAAAAAGAGACCTGAAAACTTCTGCGTCAAATTGTCGATTTGGGCCTGAGACGCTAAGCAAGACACAAATCAGGTCCGTTGTCAGGTTTTTATAGTCATAAAAATCGTGTCCTGAGCAAAACTGCTACCCCGCCCCGCCTGGGCCCTTACCCAGGAAAATACACAGTTCTATCAACAAACTTTCTACGACGCAAACCAGAACCAAATCGACTTGGTTGTGGTGGAAAACTTACTCGTTCTTCTTCATCTTCGTCTTCGTCTTCCTCTTCCTCTTCTTCCTCATCACCCTCACGTTCATTAAAAATTCTTTCAATCCCATCATATTCGTCTTCGTCTTCGTCTTCGTCTTCGTCTTCGTCTTCGTCTTCGTCTTCATCTTCGTCTTCATCTTCTTTAGTAGAACGAATAACTTCACGAAGTACGTACATAAGTTCGTCTATTTGTTTTTTTATATCTGATGATATTGGTTTTTGTTCTTCACGTAAAATTTCTATTTGTTTTCCTATTTTATTATACATCTTTTCTACCCAATCATCAATAGGTATTTGTCCAAATTGGTCTGATGTTACTATTGTAGACTCTAACTTTTTTTTATCAGCCTCTGTAAATACTTCTTTTAATTTCATCCATAATTCTACACTATCTTCCCATCCTATAGTGCCTGGAAACTTTTCTTTAATTTTTTTAAAATTGGCCCGTGTTATTCCACCACGCATACTTATACTTATAATATATTTAAAGTTGACTTTGTATTGTTCTAAATACAAAGGCAATGTCACGTTCTTATCGACCTAAGAATATGAATAATGTAGAAATGTCTGCATGGATGCGGACTCAATGCATTATAGACGGTAACGGATGTTGGGTGTGGCAAGGTTTTATAAGTAAAAAGGGGTATGGACAAGTGGGATGGGAAACAAAATCATATCCAGTTCATCGTCTTTACTGGGACTTAATTGGTCTTGTAATACCAGATGGTCATGAATTATGGCATAATATTGGATGCAGTAAAGCTTGTTTTAATCCAGATCATCTAGAGATAGGTACACGATTAACTAATAAAAAGTTGACAGATTAAGAATAAAAGTTCTTGGCCTTTGGCTTAGTCAAAATGTAAAAAGACCGCCGGGCCTCGGTGAACTAAGCCTACTGGTATATCATTTACTACATCTTCAACGAATGGTTTCAAGTCTGTCTTTAATAAATCATTTACAGACAAAGTTGGATGTAATGATTCCCATAGGTGTACAGCATAAGATGTTTTTAAACAGGTAGCCTTGCCAGTCCAAAAAGTCTTGTTGCTCCAAGAAATTGGATAGAATGCCTTTGTTGGTAGAACACTAACATCTAAGTGTTGTAAGTTCCATGGGATAATATTAGCATAAATCCAAAATTCTTTTTCATGGTGAGGTTGAAAAGATTCGTACTGTTCTCGATACTTTTTAATAAATTCAGAGCCCTTTTCAGCTCCTAATATAGCACAATTCATCTTCTTTTTACTCTTGCATTGTGTCCCTATTACAGCCTTGTTAGATGTTAAAGACGTAAAATTCTTTAGAAATATAAAATCTAAGTCACAGTAAAATCCTCCTTTTTCAAGGAGAATATCTAGTCTAGCAATGTCATTAACAAGACGTTGATCCGTCAATTTATGTCCATTTATAGTCGTATCAAAATCTTTTTGGGTCCAGATAATATCTGGAATTTTTTTTGCTTCTAACCATTCTGGACTATCATCTTCTTTGTCATAAAATACTGTTATAGACTGTGCTCCAGTATTCCGTTTACAGGATTTTAGACAGAGAGTATGAATGTCTCGCCATAACCAATTTTTAACGCCTCTGTAAAAGGTAAAATAGAAATTCAAGGGAATCATTTAATAAGACATGTCTTTTTAATTCAAAAAAGATGACCGGACTCCTAAAATTATCTTTCAATAGTAGAATGTCCCGGATCTTAGTTTGCCAGTACAAGGCATTTATTGAAATTAATGTTCCAGAAGAGTTAGCTAAACAGATAGATGCCGATGAAGTACAAGCTCTTGATGTAGATTGGGGTCGTCTTGAAGTCATTGACAAAGACGGTAAAGAACATAAGTTTGAAGGCAAAGAGGCGGAGGCTGATTATTCTGTAGCACACAAAATTTCGTGGAAAGTTACTAAGTCTTGGCCAGAAATCAAAGCTGGGCTTTTACATGCAGAAAGTAGACGTATGGAACAACGTCTGGTCGAGATACAAAAACGTATTTCTGCATCTACGTCAGAAACAGAAGAAGAGATTAAGATTGTTACAAAAGAAATGGACGGTACTCCAATAATTCCATTCACTAAAGGCCCGTTAACAGATTGTGTTACTCGATAAGAATCGTTAATAGAGACATAAACTAATCATCTGATGGTTAGTTTATGACGCTAATTTTGAAGGGCAAGGGGGCTCCCTATAAAAGTTGACAGGTTTATAGACTAAAGTATAATAAGTAGCCATCTTGAAGACAAGATGATCAAACTAGTAATCACCGAGATAGCTGACACACCATTTGCCAGAAATGCACTTGCCCGACACGCCGTACACGCCAGAACTCCCCCTTCTCCTCCTGCCCCAAAAATAAGAACAAGAGACCAACTCAAGACACAGTTAAATACTGTGGCCAAGGCTATTGCATTTGCAAATAGTCTGCCAGAGTCAATGGGTGGTTCGTATCGTCCAAGGCACTCTTCTTACCTTAAGACGATTGTGAATGAAATTATTGTCAGGATTCAGCGTAAGTATCCTGACTTTTAGACATATCATACAAGAACAGGGTCTCTAAGACCTTTGTCACATTTGTAGCCTCCTCGTAGAATCATTTTTGAATGAATTTCTTCAGGATCAAAGAATGATTTTACGATGTCTTCCACGTCCTTGCTGTGGAACGATTTACAACTGAAGACATCAAGATATGCATCATTCGTCTCTTCACAGAAGTGGCCAGTAATATTACTTGTTTCAATGAGTTGAACTAGTGTATAGCCTTTTTTGTTTCCAGTGCCAAACATTACTATCTGTGGAGGTCCATAAGCTGTCATATTGATATTATTAACAAGAGCCTTTGCAAAATATCCAATGTGGCCCTTGCACCGGATACTAGAGGCACGGCATCCCTTGAGGTCTAGAATCATATGCATACCCCAACAAGTCTTTAACATATACTCTATAGATATATTTTTAATATTTCTTCATACACGCATATTTTAATTCCGTTTTTAAGTTAGCAACTTGATCCTGTAATTCATGAATCTGCTCGTCATATTCTTGACGTATATTTCTAGTAATTTGTATTTCCATCAGTTCTCGTAACTTCTCTTTTTCTTCATTAAAAGATTCTGCTAATTTTAACTGCTCAATAATTTTTTCTTTAATATCAGAAACATCTTCAAGACCATCAAATGCATTAAATATTACTGTCTCTGTTTCAAACCACCCATCAGAAGTGGGAGCAGTACGAGCCTTAATTTTTGGAATAAAGTATTGTAAAGTATGCTTGAACAAACCTAGTAAAATATCTTTTTGCTCTGTTTCTACCTCTTTTACTTTTTTATACTCATAGGCCAATTCAGTTTTCTGCTCATCAGAAAGAGACTGGTGTTTTGTTACAACTTTCTCACATGTTGTAATAACATCTTTTAATAATTTTGATTCATCAGATAGAGTTACTGTAGTCTTAACATGTTCAGGCGTAGCGGTAGTCTTAGTCCTTTTACGTTTATCACAATCATGTTGTTCAAACACTTCCGTATTAGAAAGAGTTGTAGGCTTATTCATAATAACTCTGTGACAGTCAAAACAAACACCTTTGTGATAATGAAGTATATTATTAGAAAGAGTAGTAGTCTGAACCAAGATATTTAATGTACCAAAAGATGACCATAAATTATTAGGATCTTGATTCAAATGTTTCTCCATAGAGTCAGCATCGGTGACTTCTAACTTCTTCAATTCCGTTTTCAAATGACTCGGATAGTTATCGGTTCTAACACCTTTTGTACAAAATGGGCAGACCGTATAGGTATGATTGTAAGCATCGTCATAAACTGCAGGGAGTTGTTTTAGTTGTTGGTGTTTAGCAGGCATCTTATATTATGGTATAACATTTTTGTTTTAAGCCTTAGGTGGATTTTTTCATTTTATTTTTAAGCCTTAGTGGATTTTTTAGGCGCACCGGGGGGTAAAAACATAAATTATTTAGGGTCCCCTAAAAACTTCTTCTACGTCTCTTAACGTCTCTTTCTAAATGTGTGGAAATCAAGAAAGAGATATAATATGACTCTTAAAGGTCATTTTAGGCTATCTCAATCTAGGCGAATTTTTGACCAAAGTATTTTATAAAAGAATCTTATCCTATGGGAGGTTGGTCAAAATTTCGCCTAAACTGAGATAGCCTAATAAAAAATTTAGGGGATTAGGGGGACCAATGTTAGAACCACAGCAGAATAATCTTATAATAAAATATAATGAGAGCTTTTTGTTGCTGTTCAGCTGGTCGACCAGAACTAATTAAAAAGACTCTGACGACTCTGATACGAGCATGTTTGCCCCCGACTATTTTGCATGTAGTTGTTCCTCATGACGAGGTAGAGACGTATAAAAAATCGCTAGAAGACTATACATTTGTGACTATTCTTGGGGCCGAACGAGGACTTGTTAAACAAAGGATGGCCTTTAGGTCCTACGTACCAGTAAATACTGAAATTGTCTTTATAGATGATGATATCACTGCAATAAAAATTAAAGGCCCCAATGGTTTGAGACATTGTACTGATATAAATGCAGTAGCGGACCATATTTTCAAGCGAATAGATTTGTTAGGGGGTGTCTATCCAATTGTTAATAAGAGCTGGATGAGTGAGACAATTTCTGAACCGGCATTCTGTGTTGGAGCACTCTATTTTTGTAAGAATGATCCACGACTCAAAGAATGGGATGAAGGTGATTCTGTAGAAGATTGGGGTAGACTATTAGGAGAAGTAAAAGAAGGCAGAGCTGTTCGTCGATTTAATTGGATAGGAGTGCAGACTACATATTTTAATTCTAATGGTGGAATACCTTTTGTTGGCCGTGTAGAAAAACGAGAGAGTCAATTAGATTCTCTAGTTAATATATATAAACCTATAGTAAAAATGATAATGAAACGTAATGGTTTAGCAGACTTGAAACTAAGAGAGATATCTAAAAGTCAGGATAGTTACGCTGAATCCTCCTAACAATTTCATTCACAATTGTTTTAAGGTAAGAAGATGCTCTTGGACGATATGGGCCACCCATCGTCTCTGGCATTTTATTAGCAAATGCAACAGCTTTTGCTACAGTATTTAACTGTTTTTTAAGCTCTTCTCTTGTAAAACTAAGACGGAGATTTTTAGGTGCTGGAGCAGGAGCAGGTGCAGGAGCCTGGGCTTGAGCTTGGGCCTGGGCTTGAGCTTGAGCTGCCAATGTTAGGGCCGCCGCTCCACCAGGTTGAATTGGAAAGTTAATAGGTCTAGAAAAAGTATTTATATACTGATTAAAAACGCCAGGCATATCATTAATCTGTGCCATACCAATTGCAATGTCTTGAGGAGTTATAGTACCATCATTTAATTCGACATCCGCAGCGACTTGTTCTGCAAAATCATTGTTATCAGTAAATTCGCCTCTACCTATTGCTTCTGTAAGCAGAGTTATTCTAGGAATTTCAGGCCCTGCACCTTGAGCAGGTAACAATGAATCAATAGAATTAGACACTGCCGTTGCCATATCTCCTGCATCTCTTTGTGGCTCAGGTGCTACTCCTGCTTGGGCCAAAGGCTCTACCATTTGGCCTTCTCCCTCTTCTTCTGCACCAAAATAAGCAAACTCCTGTTCACGAGCACCAGGAGCACGAACAGCACCCCATGCATCTCTGTTAGGATCACCACCATTACCTACGGCGGCAAATGCACCTCTAAGAACACCTTCTTGCTCATCATCTTCACGAGCTTCTGCGGGACGATTGAAAAAGCCATCTCCGCCATCATTGGGATCAAACGCATCATCAAAGTCTTCGGCTGCCTGATTGACGCGTTCATTTTCTGGTCTGACTTCTGCAATAACTTCTGCAGGTGTCTTCTTTTTGGCTAACCTAGAAAATCCAAGTGTTTTAATAAGACTTTTAGAAAGTGTTGTTCTATCAGTAGTAGAAAGATTCATATTTGCATACATCTCATCAACATAGTTCTTTAATCCCTCCATGTAGATTAACAGTGTCTGTGCATAATCTGGTTTTTCAAAGAAATTCTCTCTGTCTGGATTATCTACACCCATTCTGAGATCCGTTAATATCGATGTTATAGACTTTTCCATGTCCTGAAAATCTTCTTGCTCGGCAACAGGGCCAAAGGTAAATATAGCGCCCATCATCTGCTTGAGATTTTCAAAGGTAAATCGGGTCAGATCACCTTCCGTTACTGCATCTTGTAACCCTTGTAAAAGAATGAAGAACTCTACCTTGTTTGGTGGACCTTGTTTAGTAGAGTCTGAAGGATTTGCTATAATAGCTCCGCGAGGAACGGGCATACCCGTAGCTACGGAATTCATTGCATTGAGTTGACCAATTCTGGCCTGTAAATTTCTTGTGTAATAGTCAAAGCCCTCTTTGGTTTTCATTACACCACCAGACATCGAATCAAAAGAGGAAGGAAACTGATTCTCCGGAGTTTCCATAGTAGTCCAAGGAGCAAGACGGCCATCACGTCTTGCACTCGAAAATGAAAGAGCACCCAAAGAAGGATTCGCAAACACTCTTTGACCAAGAACAGGTTTAGGCAGATGGTAATTTGCCGTTCCTGTTAGAAGTTTAAGTTCTTTAGAAGCATTGTTAGTAATGCCATTATAAACATTCTGGATGGCATCTGCACGTTTCTGTCTGTGGTAATCTGATTGAAATGTCTCTCCTGTCATTAGTTGCATCGATTCTCCTAAAGCCGATGGGAAGTAGCTGGTTCCTGCATGAAAATTCTGTTGAAAGACATACGGAAAAGTCAACTGAACTCCTTTTTGAGCACCGGGTTTCATAGTTGCTACCGCAGACATTTAATTAGTCCATATAAAATAATCATGGATTTTTATGAATTTACTTAGACCCTAATGGGTTCCGCTTTGCTTACCCTAATGGGTTCCGCTTTGCTTACCCTAATGGGTTCCGCTTTGCTTACCCTAATGGGACCCAAACCATAAAACACTGGGTGGAAGATTTAAGGGACGGCCCAGAGTCGGTACCATACCAGTTGCAGTTGCATTTGCAGGAGCAGGAGCAGAAGCAGATGCAACAGAAGCTTTAATAGCTTGTCTACGCCGTTCAGCATTAAGAAGAGCCTGTTTTGCTTCTTGGTCTACACGTTCTTTATCAAAAAAGTTTTTTCGATTAATATCTGCTACTTTGGTCACAAATAACTGTTGATCAGCTATCTTTTGTGCTTGTAGAATCTTAGCTTTTTTAACAGCTTCATTTATAGACGTAACACTTCTTTGAACAGCGGCACTTTGTGTATTAAGACCAGACTGGTATTGTTGGCGTTGTAGATTAATGGCAGTTTGATTGGCTACTTGTCTTTCTGCATTTAATTTTGATTGAAGAGTCTTATTTTGTAAATCAAATTTCTGTCTTGCTTGGGCTTCAACAATAGATTGTGTATTGTAAGATTTTAGAGTACTTAATAATTCTTGGTCTGATAATTGGTGTTTAGGAATATAGACTCCATAATTTTGCTGAGCAGCTTTTATCCTTTTATCTGCCTCTTGTTGTGCATTAGCCATAGCAATAACTGTTTCTTCAGCAGTAAGGGTTCTAGGAGTAATTACAGTCTCCTCTTTTTTAAAACCTGGTATCATTGGTAAAATAGTTGTTGCTAAACTTGCAATTGTTGAGGCTGCACCAAGACCGGGAACAAAACCAAGAACTGTCATGGCTGTATCAAACTCACTACTAACTTGTTCTTGAGTAGGCCCATTATCTCGTGTAACTACAAAAGGATTCCATTCACCTCCTTTTAATGGTTCTTTGATCATCTCAACAATATTCAATGTCGGTACCTCTTCTGACTCCATAGCAGCTTCTAGAATTCGAAGTTGGGCTTTTGCAGCCTTTTTCGTCATTGGTTTAATAGAGTATCTTTTCCTTGATACTATATTGACTACATAATAGCCTCGACCAACTTTTTCAAGTTCATACATCTAATAGAGATAGGTAATTAAAGTTTGGAATATAGTTCGAGAAGCAATGCTAATTCTTTAGTATCCTTTTTAGAACCACCTCGTCTATAAACTGGCCTAGCTGTTCCAACTGCTGGAGGTTTTGGCGGAGGTCTAGGGGGAGGAGGTCTGGCTGGTTTTAAAGGTGGAGGAGGTCTGGCTGGTTTTGGAGGCGGAGGAGGTCCAGGAGGAAGTGGAGGTCTGACTGGGCCTGGTGCTTGAGGTGCTTGAGGCACAAGTGAAGGCAGAGAAGGTCTAGGCGGAGGCATTTGCGGTGGCATTTGTGGTGGAGGTCTAGGCGGAGGCGTTTGTGGAGGCATTTGTGGAGGCATTTGTGGTGGCAAAGCAGAAGGTTGAGATGGAGGAGTAACTGTAAGTGGGTGTGGATCTGTTGTAGGTGCTAACAATGCTCCTATACCTAATAATTCTGCTAATCCAGCTTTGTTCGCCTCTCCTTGTGCTTTTAACCAATCATCAAATTCTTTTTGTTGTTTTGCAATCATATCATCATAGTCTTTTTGAGCCTTTATAGCTTCTGCTATTTTTATATTAGCTTCTTCAATTCTCTTTTTAGCTTCTGCAGTTTGAGTATCATAAAACTCTTTATTTTTTTTGTCTAATTCTGTACTTGCTGCAGTTGCTAGATTCTGTGCTGTTGTTGCTTCATCTTGTCTTGCATTAGATTCTGCAGTAGCTTTAGAATCTGCAATTGGTAAACCAATAGACGTACCAATACCTGCAATTGTAGCTGCACCAAGTACTGGCTGTGCAAGGGCCCAAAGACGACCGGCCATTGTTTGTCGAGCTTCTTCTGCAGCCTTTAATGCCGCCGCAACGGCCGCTGCCTCAGATGCTTTTGCAGCTTCTTGTGTTGCTTTTAATGCCGCTGCCTCTGCAACAGCCTTTTCTGCCGGAGTTCTCGCGGCAATAATTGCTGCATCCGCAGCCTCTTTTGCAGCTTTTATAGAAGCACTTTCTAAGACTTGTTTGGCTGCCGCAGCGGCGGCTTTTTCTGCAGCTTCTTTCACTAATTTCTCAGCGGCTTCTTTTGCTACGAGTTTTGCTGCTTGTTCTGCGGCTTCCTGCGCTGCTGTCTTTGCTGCTGCACCAAAGATGGCACCTAACAAACCTCCTTTCAGTACCTTTTTTCTGCCCTTTTGGGTTCCGCTCTGCTTACCCATTTATTATTACAATACATTTTAAATACCATTTTCCTTGATGTATTTGGAGGCCTGACCCAGAGATAAACCGTGCTCTTTCATTACAGCCCTGATTTTTTCACCTCGTGCAGACGGCTTTTTAGAACCACCAACGGCCCTCTCACTTTTTGCCATAGCCATTTTGGCAGCCTGAGAACCAATCAAGTATTTAGAAGGCACGTTACCAGATCGAAGATATGCGGCAACTACCCGTTTAGGAGTACCAGGAACTAAATCATCTGGATTAGGAATAGTAACATAAGGTGGAATAGGAGGGCCACCAGGGCCAGGTCCACCAGGGCCACCAGGGCCTTTAGGACCACGAGGACCAACAGGAAAATTGTATGTACCGCCGGGCAACTCAGATTTCATGCTTTCAAAATATGCCACCAGACCTCCCATACCAACTCCTGCCGCTAATGCAGCGGCTAAACGAGCAGGTGTTACACCTAGTTTTGATAGACGACTAGCTATAGTAGCAGTAGGCTTAGCACCAGTGGTGGTTCCTGTAAGACCTCTCAAATCAAGAGCCGCATCATACGCCCCCAGACCGGGCCTTACTGCAAGTGCACCAGATGCACCAGGTCTTAGTGCAAGAGTAGTAATTGGTGCATCAAGAATTGCAAGTTGACCAGTACGTCCAACCATGGCAGCTCTTGCTTGTGCGGCCGCGGTCTTTGCGGCGGCAGATGCGGCCGCCGCTAACTTAGCTTCTTGTGCAATTTGAGCAGCAGTTTTGCCAAGATTACCAAGACGACCAAGTGCTGCTACTGCAGAAGAAACAATGCCACCACCTTCATGCTGAATAGTATCTTCATCACTCTCACTATCAGAACAATTACAGGTCTTACCACAGGAACAGGCCCCTCCTCTAAACTGAGATAGGCCCATTGACGGAGTAGCAGAACCCCCTACCATACCAGCACCGTAAAATGCACCACCATGCATCTGTTGTCTGAATCGCTGTTCTTCCATTGCACGAGCATCTGCCAGGGCTGCTCTTGCTGCTCGAGCCATTATATTTAAGGGAAATATAAAAAATCACCAGCCAAGTTAATATGGCTGATTTAGATAGACAAGTATATTTTGATAGTCTCTATGGTTTTGCAGATAGACAAGTCCCCAATCTGATTGGTGGTGTCTATATTCCTAAGAAAGAGTTTATTAAAGAACACAAAGCTCTATTGAAAATTTTAAAATCTGGTAATAAATCTGTCCGTCTAAACGAGGCTCGGAAACAAGAGGCGGAACTAGCTAAAATATTGCTATAGTGTAATATGGACTTAATAAAAGAAAAAAAGTTTCCGGATAATTACAGTGACTCAGTACTTAATGTTCTAAAAAGCGCATCGTTCAACAACAATTTGAATGTAAAAATTTTAGGGTCTGCTTCTATTCGAAGCCAACAGTACGCAGGTGATTTTGATGCAGAATGTACAGTATATCTCTCAAAAGATGAAGATCCTACACCCAAATTCAAAGATATTATTAAACGAGTAAGTCCTGCATACATTACAGACTTTAAAATTGGTCATGTTAAGGAATGGGATGTTATGAATGGGGCCATAGTCAAAAATAAAGTTGATTTTAGTCTTCCAAAGTCTTTGTCTGTGTTAGATAAACTAAAAGCCGATAAAATCATTTCACCAGCAGAGTACAAGGGTGCTGAACGATTACTACGAGCTATCAAAAATCCTCTGACATTTATAAAGGCCCGTAAAGGTATTCGATTTCATATTTTAAGATGGTTACCGTCTGAAGTATTAGCTGGTGTTAAAGAAATAAGAGGTCGTAGTATTACTCTTAATGATGCAATCTTCTCCGGTGGACTAATTAAATTAGACTTGATTGCGTCTATCGATGAACGTTTTACAGAGTTTAGTATGATATATAATCTATATCTTAATAAAAAACTTATAACAGAGGCACCAAAAAATATAATAGACTCATTAAAAGAAGATATAATATATTACAATACTATAAATCCATTCAAGGCTCTTAAAAGATTATTTAGTCTTGCAAAAATCACTAAAAATTTTGAAGAGATAGAGTATTTAAGTCCAATTTTGAACAGTGACTTGGGTCGTCTTTATGCTATCATTAATGATCTTGCTACTATTCATATGCTACTGGATATGAATGTAGCGAGCCTACCAAAAGTTCATGAGAATCTGGACGAGTTAAGGGCTAGAATGGGCTCGATTTATTCTTTAAAATCATTTCTTGAAGCCGAACATGAGATTATTGGTCTCATAGAATCGATGAAAAAAATGTCTCCGAAACGACTCAAACCGGCTGTATTTAGTCTACACACTGAACTTCAACAAATTCTTAATGAGACTACTTTAAAAAAAGTACAACTATAGTAGAATATGGCATCACTTGGTTTTGAACCAGAAAAGGATTCTGTACCTATTGCTATAGTACGTGGAGGAGAAAATAATTCTAAAATTCTTTATTTACACGAAGGAACTGTTAGTTCTAGTAAAAAAGGAGAGTCGATAGATGCCAATAAATATAAAACAGAACTTAGGAGTCTTAAACCAGGTGAAAGAACTAAACTGATTGTTAGACTCTCCGAAGCCCGTGATAAAGGTTTAGAAGCAGACCAACTCATTGGTGAGAGTACTATCGGTAAACAGTTGTATGAGCGTATTCTTGCAGATGCAAGTCTATCAAAAGATATTTCATTAGAATCGGGCCAATTTGAACTGTTACCGTCTGCCGACCCCAAGAAAAGAGACGTATTTTATATTGCAGGAGCTTCTGGTTCTGGTAAATCGTATATTGCCAAAGGTTTGGCAGAATATTATCAAAAATTGTTTCCGGATAGGTCTGTTTATCTAATTTCTAAATTGAATGCTGATCCCGGCACTCTTGACAAGATGAAGAAGCCATGTAAAAGAATAAATGTTCAGAGTCTTGTCGATTCTTATCCTGACCTAGAAGAATTTAAAAATTGTATGGTGATTGCAGACGACTGGGACACATTTGGCGGTGCAGAAGAAAAGGCAGTTCTAAAACTGATAGAAGACATTGCAATTATGGGCCGTCATACAAACACTTCTATTTTGATTTTATCGCACTATCTTAACAACTACAAAAAGAGTCGATTGATGCTGTTAGAATCTACACATTTCGTTCTGTATCCAATGTCTACTTCTGCACATGCACTCAATTACTTACTAAAAAACTATATTGGCATGAACAAGGAAGATGTACGTGATTTGAGAAAACTAGGCCGGTGGATATGTGTCAAAAAAACATATCCGCAGTACATTGTTTCTGCTAACTATGCTAGGATGTTAATTAAAGATTAGTATCCATTCTGATTCTTCCAGTCGGCCCTAATTTTCTCAAGCTCATGTTCAAAATTAACTCCATAGATTCGTTTTAAAATACTACTGCATTCGTTAGAATAAAGGGTTGGTGGCAGACACTCTCCAGCAACTTTGTTTTGTATGTACCCATTAAGCCAGACTTTGTCTGACTCACAGGCCTCTTTAGACAGTATTCTTTTCGTAGTACCAAGACTGATTTTCAACACTGGTTTCTTAAATTCTTCTTGCAGTTTGGCTTTGTCTTTTGCATTTTTTACAGAGCTCATACATGGGTCCAAGATTTTCTGTTAATGATTTTACTGATTACAGGATGACAAACACCATATTCTTCAGCAAAAGCTTTTTGAGACTTAGTAGAAACTCTAATAGCTTTCACTTGCTCTTCAGTTAGTTTTGCTGAACCGCTTTTCTCACCTTGTGGACCAATATTAGTCCCATCTCTTATCTTGTCTGCCATGTTCTCACTATGAGTTCCAAGAATCAAATGGTCTGGATTAAAACAAGCTGGATTATGACAAGGACCATGACGTAATAAAAGACCTTCTGGTATAGTCCGGCCACTCAAAAGCCAGTATAATCGATGGACTATGCGCGTAGTTGCACTCCAACCTACCTGCCCATAGCCATTCTTATACTTACCATTTCTCCAGATCCAACAGTCATCGACAAGTTCATACTGGGTCTCTAGCCATTCTTTTATTTCAGAGTCTGTCATATTTCTTTTCCGAGACATTAATAATGTCTTAGAAAAATAATATCGAGTCAAATTTTGTACGGTATATATAGTAGTATGGCAAACACATTCCCTACCGGAGTACTTCGATGGACCGGAGATTGGTCTGCAACAACAGTCTACAGATATGGTGATATTGCATTAGCATCGACAAATGTTTCTTATGCATGTGGAGCTGTGACATCATTGAATGTCGATCCGGCTACACAGCCGTCTACAGACTGGTTCCCGTTTCCTCCAAGTGGAGGCGGTGGTGGAGTTACTAGTTTATCTGGTATCCAAGGTGTCATTACTCAGTCATGTGTAAATGGTGCATACACTGTTACAGAAGATAATGATATTGTTTTAACAATAGCTTATCCTACACCACCTATTAGTTCATTTACTGTTACTCCTGAGTCAGGTCTTTCTAATACTGGTTCTTCAACGGCTATCACATTGGAATCTACAGTTCGAACTATAGAAGTACAGACAGGTCTCATTAATGTAGATGGTACGGAAGTTCCGTTGTGGACTCTTCCATTTACCCCTCAAGGTGAAGGAGGTGCATGTACGACAATTATATCAATCAACTTATCTGGTAACAGTTTTGTAGCAGATTCAACACTATGCACTTTAGAGTTATTCTATTATGAAACGGGATCTCCGTCGAAGCAGAATCTTGGACAGATTTATTTTTTTAGAACACCTGGTGCGGTGGGCCAAGTAATAGGTTTTAATGCTACTTATTCTAGAACTATTAGCACTCTGACTAATACAAACTATACACTTGAACTACAAGGCACAGCAAGCTCTCCAACAATTGGAAACCCGTGGACGGTAGCTAGTACAGGCTTCATACAGTCAGGTCTTCCTGCATCATGAATATATACAACTAAAAATGTGTGATGATAGTAATGGCAGCACCGTTTCCAGATGGAATTTTACGATGGGCCGGTGACTGGTCAGCAATAACATTATATCAATACGGAGATATTGTGTTAGCATCGACAAATGTTTCTTATGTTTGTGGTGTTCCAACATCTCTTAATCAAGATCCTATTCCGGCTCCAAATGCCTCTTGGGCACCATTTCCTTCTAGTGGTGGTGGAGGTGGTATAGTGACTTCTATAGGTGCTGGAGGTGGTATTAATGTCGATAATACTATTCCAGCAATTCCTCTTGTATCTAACACAGGTGTTTTAGAATTAACACAAGGCACAGGAGTTACAATAACAGGAACAAAGGCTAATTATACAATTGCGACCTCAGGTGGAGGTGGAGGTCCTACTGGTCCTACTGGTCCTACTGGTCCTACTGGTCCAACAGGTCCTACAGGAGAAACAGGAGTAACAGGTCCTACAGGTCTTACAGGTCCTACAGGAGTAACAGGAGTAACAGGTCCTACAGGTCCTACAGGAGTAGGTTCTACTGGTCCTACAGGTCCTACAGGAGTCCAAGGTCAATCAAGTACTTATTTTCCTTATCAAGCAGATAATGGTACAAATCCATCAACAGGCCATATTACTTGGTCTGATTTTACACAGCAGACATTATCGACATATATCAAAGTAAACCATATAGATCAAAATGGTGTAGATGTAGATATATTTTTGAATTTGATTCAACAAGGCTCTACACTGATTCTGCAAGATGCTAATGTTTCAGGCAATTTTCAACAATGGTTAGTTAATGGGCCACCTATACCAAACACAGGATCAGGATTTGCACAATATCCTATATCTTTATTTACTACAGGTGGAACTTCAAGTTTTGCAAACAATCATCAAATTGTTTTGATAATAAGCACACCAGGACCTAGTGGTCCTTCAGGTCCTACTGGTGCTACTGGACCTAGTGGCCCAACGGGTCCTGGAGTTGTATTTGATCTAAATGGTCTCTTAAACAAAATTAATGCATTCCCTGCCCTGCCTTATACCACAGCCTCTTCTTCTCAACCAGTAAATAATCAAGTTCCTACTGCTATTGTTCCAGATGGTTCATTTCCAGTCAATGTTCCTACCGTAGGGGCAGTTCAAGGCGGATGGGGATTTTCAAAAGCAAATGGTTCCGCAGCATTTTTTAACTGGTATCAATACAATCCGCGATTTGGTGTTGGCCCGTGGTCTGCACTCATAAATTATGTTCCTACTAACAGAGTTTTTCAAGGTGGTATTTTATATGAGTGTATCTTAGCAAATATAAATCAACAGCCTCCTAATACATTATACTGGATTGTTATATCACCAGCAGTTCTTCCACCTTTGCCATACATTAAAAGCAAAATTCAAAGTGCATGGGTTCTGATTAGACCAACAGTTAATCTATATTCAGCAGGACTTTTTGCAATTAATCTTTACTCTTTTGATGATACAAATACTCCAACTTCTGGTTTTTTTAATACTCGATGGGCCTACAGTAATAGCACCGGTGCCGTAGCAGGAGCAACTGGAACAAATTTATATGCTGGATATACTTATCTTCTATATGCCAATGACAGCCCGCGTATTACTAACACATCGGCAATTGGTGTTCCAGATGCTCAAGTTGCTGGGCTTCGTGATCCCTATGATATCTATACTGATGTCAATCACATTCCGCTTCAGAACTGTATTGTAGCATTCAACCCTTGGACTAATGGAACATACTATCAGACGTGGACTACGACTGGAGTCTATCCTCTTGGTGCAACAGTTATCTTCGCTGGCCAAGGAGTAAATTACAATGGCTTATTCTTTGTTGTAACTGGTGTTCCCGTAGTGGGAACAGCACCAATGGTAAACGGAGTTGTTAGTACCGGATGGTCTTTAATATCTCCTCAACCATCGTCTTTTGCCGACCAACCAATAGGAGGAATCACTGTAACACAGACTACAGCTACGGGCCAAGCTGTTGGCTATGTTGTCTTAGATATTGGATTTTCTTATGGACCAACGACGACCAGTACCACAGTCTCTCAGCATATCAGTCTACTGCCAAATTAAGAGTAGCTTGTTCCTTCTTTTGTGCATCAGGAATTTTAATAGAAAGAGGGGGTGTTGTCGACTCTACGTCTACTGACATGACAAGAGGAATACCACAGCAATTACTTCTGACTCTGCGATGATTTATAGCAGCTAATACTGAGCCAAAAACCGAGACTACAAGACCAAAAATTGCAACAATAGATGTTTGAGTAGAATCCATTACTATTATAACAACTATAAATAAATGGCTGGCACATATATGCATGCAAAAATGAAGGAAAAACAAGCCGAAAGCTACTCTCTGGGTGATGATGATATTAGACACCTACTGCCTGGTATCAAGATAACAAGTTACCCTGATCTTGCAAATATCAGTGATGTAAACGAACTTTTTGATAGAAAAGGAAGAGCTATTGTATTCTTTCCACAGGATGGGCCATCTGTAGGACATTGGTGTTGCATGATTCGAGATGGTAGACAGATTGAATTTTTCGATTCGTATGGCAAGTATCCGGATACCCAAAAACCTGATAGACAAGAGCAAAGGGAACTTGGAATGGATAGGCCTCTTCTCACTAATCTGTTAGAAAACTCAAGATACCGAGTAATCTATAACAAAGTTGCACTTCAAAAAACAAAAGACGATGTACAGACTTGTGGTCGCCATTGTGTTTGTAGACTTCTTTATTGTAGATATCCGATAGCTCGTTACAGAGCTATGATAAAATCTACTGGTCTAACTCCTGATGAATTCGTAACTAAAGAAACAGTTCAAACTCTTGGAAAATAATAACTTATCTATATAGAATGAGCTATAGTTTTCGATCTATAGTAGATGGTGGTTCTGATTCGGACTTAGTCTACTACAATGCGACTTTAACAGCTACTAAGACTTCAGATATGATCTTGAGTCCTGTACAAGCACCCATAAGATTCAATGAGTCAAGAGATGCACCTATTATTCGAGATGCAAGTCAATACTATTTTTCTATTGTCCGTTTCGCTATGAACGGGCCAGGCAAAAATCTTCCTTTGTTTATACCGTTAATCCAGACGAATGGTAATGTTGTTCCTCTTCAAACCGATCCAAATCTTACGGTTTACTATGCATCTCTTGCATACCAGCGCGAATGGAATTATACAGATGCTGATGGTGTAACACTAAATACAGTCATAATTACTCTAACCCCTCCTTCTACACCAATAATTTATATACCAGAAACACAGAATACTCAAGTGGCCCCGTTACCACCGTCTCCTGTAACAGGAATAGTTAAACAAGACTTGAGTACGAGATACTATTGGATTTATACGTACAAGCATTTTGTTCAGCTCGTCAACAATGCCTTTTTAACGGCAATGAATGCTCTTTGGCTAGAATGGGGTGCGGCATGGGCTGCTCAAGTTACTGCAACTGGTTCTGCCACGGCAGATCCTTATCCTACCTTTGATTCATTCTTACTAGACCAAGATGTCCCATGTCTGTACTATGATGAAGTGACTAATTTATTCGAGATTTATGGTGATACTCGATGCTTTAATGTGTCTAGTCAGTTACAAGTGCCTGGGCCCGGCTTTCCTGATGGTACTCAGCCTAGTCTTCCTGCATTTGTTCCACCGGTTTATGTAGCTGGTGGCCCAGCATCTCCTGCCAGTCAATGTTTTATTCGATTATTCTTTAACGATCTCTTATTTGGTCTGCTGTCTAACTTTAATAATACGTTTCTTGGAGCTGTAAATGGCTCATCTATTCTAATGCCTCTTACTCTTGCGACTCCAACTGTTTTACCAAACCCATCAGGAGGTGCTATTCTGTATATAAATGAGATTCTGTTTACTAATCAACAGTACAGAAACATATTAAATAACAATCCTGTTCTTCAAAATAATTCTGCAGTACCACCTCCAGTCTATAATCCATACTTCTTTCTTCCGGTATCCAAGCAGAATTTATACTGGGTAGCCAAACAAGATTACAGGAGTACTGATTCTATGTGGTCTCCTGTAGCCAACATAGTCTTTACGAGTTCACTTCTACCTCTAAAGAAAGAGTTTAATGCGGCTCCAGTAGAACTCAATCAGAACAATACATCCGGTAAATCTGTTCCGGCCCAAAGCTCATTCGAGCCAATCATTTGCGACTTCTCCGTCGATCAACAGATTGAGGCGGCCCAAGGTTACAGGTCTTTTGCACTGTATGAACCTTCTGCAGAGTATAGACTGTTAAGTATGCAGGCCAGTCATGAAGAGATTAGAAATATTGATATCCAGGTGTTCTGGCGATACAGGCTCACGGGAGAGCTAATCCCTCTAACTATGTCTAACAGCTCTGATGTCAGTATCAAGATGATGTTCCGTAAGATTGACTTCCGGTCTTAAGTAGGCCCTCATTAGGGCAATGGCCCCATTTTATAAAAATTCTCTTCGCTCTTATTAAAGAATGAACAGAATTTTGATAGTCCCGACCCAAGCTATCTTATATAAGATAATCATTGGCACCAAGTACTACGTAGGCTCCACAAAAGGGAGTCTACAAGCCCGACTCTTGACACACTACAAGAAATCTACACTGTTTCCGAACCGAAAGGTCTACAAGGCTGTTGCAGACTTGGGAGGCTGGTCCCAATGTACTATTGAGATCATCAAAACATTTGCATTTACAACGGCGGAGGCCCTTAGACTAGAAGAAAAGGCATTTATAAACTTGGCAGATGAATGTTGTCTAAATTCTATACGTTCGTCAGTCTAAAAATTTTGTGTGGCCTATTTATAATGAGTTCTGACATTTCCAAGCTGGCGGTCTACGATTCTAGAATTGTTCAGCTTCAGCCGAGTTACGCGGTGGAGAAGGGTGCTCTTTCTATTACGAATTCCCCTTTTGCAGCCATTTCCCAGAGCCAGAGCCAGCATTCGTATAACGTATACGTGCCCTCAGAGAACGTCTATGTTGCCCGTGATGTAGACTGGTCTTCGACGGTGAATCTGCGTGTTGATGTTCAGCTTGGTGATACTCAGGGTGGCCAGTATCCTATTGGCCAGCCTCTGCTCGAGCTTGGTGTTGACGGTTCTTTAGCCGCGTTTCCCCTGAACTCCATGTGTGCCACCATTACGGCCACCATTAACGACACCACGACCACGATCAACTCTCAGGATGTTCTTACTGAGATTATGCGTCTGACTGACTACCGTGGTAACAGGCTCCAGAGAACTTGCCCGACGATGTTAGACAAGTACCAGCAGAATGCAGATGCACTGAACGCCCAGAATGACCCTATTTCTGGCTATACCAATGCGTCTCATGACTATGCTGAGCCTACCAACGGCTCTTGGAATAACTTAGTGTTCACGACGTCTACTGGTGCAGTACTCTTACCCAGTGTTCCTCTGACTACTTATGTGGATGCCTATGGCAATACGGTGGACGTGGTAAATGGTATTCCCGTTTCGACGGACCAGGGTGCTGGTGTTGTGAACGGCATTTACTCTGTGTTTCTTCAGTTCAGGACGTCCGAGAAGCTATCTCTGTCCCCCTTTATCTTTGCTAATGAGCATGGGGAAGACACTGGTCTGTTTGGCATCAATAACATTCAGCTGGTGATGAACATGCGTGAACCTAACCGTGCAATGCGTCTCCGTGACAAGTATGTAGGTACTACGACCAAGCTGTACTACGGTACTTCTACAAATCCTACTCAGTATTCTGCTCCTGTCCTGTATAATACTGGTGTGGCTAATGGCCCGTTCAGCGACTCTCAGGTACACGTCCAGTTTCTGACTCCCTCTCTGTCGATTCCTCTGCCCCCTAAGAGTTGTGTGCCTTATCTCGAGTTCCCTAGGTATATTACCCAGGTGGCGAATCCTCTGCCTGCCAATACTTCTGCCCAGCTTGTGTCTCAGACCATTACTCTCCCCCAGATTCCTGATCTGCTGATTATCTACGTAAAGGCCACTGCAGACCCTGCCGTAACTGCGGTTGATCGTTCGTTAGATCCTGCTCTTCCTCAGTATGGTTCTGCATATCTACCTGTTCTGACGTCTCAGAATGGTGCACGGTCTGTAGCTCCTCTCAGTGTGAACTTCGATAACTTTTCTGGTCTCTTATCGTCTCACACGTCTGAACAGCTGTATGCGATGAGTGTACGCAATGGTCTGGAGATGGACTGGAACACGTGGTCTGGTCAGGGCCGTGTGGCCAGTGGTGCTGGTGGCAGGTCTGTGTCTACCACTGGTGGCTTTCTGGTTCTGAAGCCCGGTGTTGATCTGACTCTCCAGGAGGGCCAGGCACCGTCTCTGGTAGGTAACTTTACTCTTCAGTTCAACTTGTCTGTACTGAACACGTATCCCTTCAGTGTACGCCCCCAGATTTTCATCATTACGGCTAACTCTGGGTTCTTTGAGAGTATCCGTGGCTCTTCTCGTATCATCAAGGGTGTGCTGTCCGAGCAGGACATTATTGCAGCACCCCTGGCTCCGGCCGGTACTCTTGCTGGCCTGGCTCGTATGGTCGGTGGCAAGATGTTACGGATGGCCAATCGTATGATGTACGCCCCCAGGGGTCCTGGTGGTCGTCAAGCTGCTGAAAAGTCTGAACGCAAACCTGAAAAAAGTCTATCTCAGCGTCTAATGTAAGTTTAGATATGAGCCCATATTTGTCTGTTGATAATTCTGTCGATTGTTGACTTGACGACACCATATTCTTTTGCAAGAGTCCGATGAGTCTTTGTAGAGGCTCTAATAGCTTTTACTTGCTCTTCAGTTAGTTTTGCTGAACCATGCTTTTCACCTTGTGGACCATTATTAGTTCCATCTCTTATTGTATCTGCCATGTTCTCAGCATGTGTTCCAGGAGTCAAATGGTTAGGATTAAAACAAGCTTTTATACATCCTGGTCCATGACACATTTCAAGACCTTCTGGTATAGTTCTACCAGATAGAAGCCAGTAAAGTCGATGAACGTAGTGTAAAGCTCTTTTCCAGTATAAATGTCCATAGCCATTATTTTTATGGCCTTGCCAGACCCAACAATCATCGACAAGAACATACTGAGTTTCAAGCCATTCTTTCATTTCAAAGTCTGTCATATTGTATTTCCGAGGCATTAAAATGTCTCTGAAAAATAATATACCAGTCAAATTTAATTTGTTTTGCCTTAGTATAAATGGCACTTGAGTCTCTTTCGAATGCGTTACAGAGTCTTTCTGCCCAACCGTACACAATGAACTTAAGGTCTGCAGATGCTCTGACCAATGATCCTACTTGGTCTGCAACAACTCAGTATTTTATCAATGACATGGTCCAGTCTCCTACTGATGGCGGGATGTACGTATACACTGCGTGGAACCCTTTTGTTCCGGCTAATACGAGTTCTTGCATAGTGTCTGTAAATGATCCCGCGTCTTCGAATGGTGCCTCTGAAGGGTGGGCTCCTACGCAGTCTAACGGTTTAAAGTCTGTTAAGCAACAGTCTGCGGCTGTAACTGGTGTAGCTGCGGGCGCAGCGGGTGCTCTGGGTGGAACGGCTGGCCTTGGTCTGACTTTTGCCGGTGCTGGTGGTCTTGGTCAAGAGTCTACTTGGCTTGTAAAGCTCGATTACACTGCTACTCTAACTGGTGCGGCGGCATTCGCTGCTACAGAATGGACTGCATGGTCTGTGACGGCTAATGGTACAGGACCCACTGGTCGCACGTGTAACCATGTATTCGGTGCTGGTGCAGTTGCTTCTGGATCCCCGGTTTCTATGATAGTAACTGCTCCTGCAGATGCAACGGCTTTTACTGTTGCTGGTGTGCAAAGTGCAACAAGTGTTGTTCTGCTACCTGGCCAAGTAACTGCCACATTTGCCCGTCTGTTTTAATTTCTTTCCTATTATTAATATAAGTTTGATTAAACTATTTAATCATACTTATATAGTAGATGTCGGTACAAGGATTACAGAATCCTTATCAACGCTTACAAGTTCTCCCAAATACTATTAATTGGAGAGGCACTTGGTTAGTCACACAGCCATATTTCAAGAATGATGTTGTTATCAGTCCAATTAACGGTTCTTCTTATATTTTAATAGGTCGAACTGCTCTTTCAGGAGGAGTAGATCCATCACTTTCACCAAATTATCAAGAAATCTCACCTCTTTCGACAGGAATAACTGGAATTCTACCAGGTGTAGGTATTGATATAACAGGTCCTCCAGCAACTCCTACAATTACCAATATAGGTGTACAAACTTTGCAAGGAGACGGAGTTACTGTTCTTGTTGATAATACAGACCCACAAAATCCTGTAATTTCATCTACGGCTATTTCAAATCTGCAACAAGGCCCCGGAATAACTATTGATAATACAAATCCGCAAGTTCCTATCGTTTCAAACACAGGAGTAAGACAAGTGTTAGCTGCCGACAATACTGTAAGTGTTAATGTAGTTTCACCAGGAGTTGTTTCAATTGCTTCTGCCGGTATATTATCTATTTTACAGGGACCTGGTATATCTGTTACTGGTATTGGCAATGTAACAATTTCAAATTCAGGAGTCCAATCATTTACTCCCGGTAATGGTATTGCATCGACAGGTGGGCAAAATCCGACTATTTCTAACGCTGGTGTATTAACAATAGCTCCTGCAGATTCTTCTATTATAGTCAGTGGAACTGCACAGAATCGTATACTAAGAACCGCTGCACCAGTGTTGTCTAGAATTTTTACTACAACTTTTTCAGCACCTAATGATTTTACTCCTAAAATTCCTGGAACTGCACAGATTTTTATAGGATCGACACCTGCCCTTCCAAATATTTTTACAGATTATTTGTCGAATGGTGCTCCCGATGCAACAGGTATTTTTATGATTGATTTATCAGAATTTTTATTGACTTTTGGAACGTTTGGCTCATCAGTTCTTGCAAATGTTTTTTACGTAGCATTTTTTGACTCTGTCTTAAATATAGAGTATGTTTCTGCAGTAGTATTAAATAATTCATATTTAATTGGAGGCCAACCATATCCAATTACAACATCTATTGGCCAAGTATATTTCAATGTAGCCGATGCTCGTACTGCTGGTATGCGGACTCTAAGTCAGATAAGAGTTTATAATAACACTAATGCAAATCTAAATGTGACATCGATGGTAACAACTGTAAATGGGACCTATTATCCTTTAGGTTTACAATAATAGTAATCTCCTATAGTATGGCAGCACAAAGCTCACTAGACTTATCAGATCCTCTTAATAGATTAGCATCTCTCCCTCAAGCCGTAAATTGGCGAGGAACATGGTCTCCAGCAATAGTGTATTATAGAAATGATATAGTACTTTCTCCATTGAATTTTGGTTCGTATATCAATATTTTTCCAGGAACTACTATACGAGGAGGAGGGGATCCTTCAACAAATCCCGTATCTTGGTATGCATTTGGTGCAGGTGCTGTAGGAGTTCAAGAAATTCAAGGTTCTCAGTATATAGATGTATCACAATCGACAACTCCGACTATTTCTAATAAAGGAGTTTTAAACGCTATTCTTTTACCAGGCATAAACAATCTTAATACTAATTTAAATCCTATTTTAGAAGATTTAGGGCTCACTTCTATTATACCAAATACAGATATAGCATGGGATCCTGCAACAAAAACACTGTCTAATACTGGTGTAACACGAATTATAGGTAATGTAGGGCCAGGTATTTCTGCTACTGGAACAACTACAGTTTCACTTGCTTGTACTGGTGTTGTCTCAATTCTTCCAGGTGCAGGTCCAAATCCAGGTCTTACAGTATCTCCTGGTATTCAACCCCTTATTACAAATACGGGGCTATTATCTATGGGTACAGGAACAGGATTAATAAATCAAAGTGACCAGCTCACTCCTTATATTTTCAATAATGGTCTAATTAATCTCGCAACTGTAAATTCAAGTGTACTGATAAGTAATTTTCCAGACGTTAAATTAGCTACTGTTAATCCGTCTATTTCACTTATCTGCACTCAGCCTCAAAATTCTAACATGTCTCCCAATCCACTTCAAGGAGGTCTTGCTACTCAGCCACCGCCTCTTGGTTTGATTCCTGTTACACAGATTCCAGGAACTAGATGGGCCACGAGTATTGCTACACAAAGTCCTTATTCAACTGGTACTTTTACAATTAATGTATCTTTAGCATATCGATTACAATGTGGTACAACTCTTCCACCAATAAATACAGGAAATACTTTGTTTACTATCTATGACTCGGTACATAATGTTTCCTATAAGCCCTCTGTGAATATAAATCAGATACAACACAATCGTGTCACAGCTCCCGCCGTTAGTTTTAATATTCTAATGTTAAGAATTGTAGTAGACTTAACAGAACTATGGAATCAAGGATTCAGAATTATGACACACTTTCAACTTCAACAACTTGCCGTTATTGATCCAGGACCGGCATTTATATTTTTACAATCAATGAATAGTAATTTTTATGCTGTCTATAATACACTATCAACGTAAATCTGTATCGTGTTTTTTATTACCGTCTAAAAATGAATACACACGTCCCATGGCCCACTGCTCTTTAGATAACTTCTGAGACATAGGTGCAGGGCCTTTTTTGAATGAGCCTTTTATTCTCACAGAGGCGGGATTAGTTTTATAGGCTCCGATACCTCTGTTATAAACTTGTTGTAGAACAGACATCGATACTCCTGTAGCTTCGCTCAGATCTTCTAGACTTTGACTGCCAGTTAAACCGTATTTTTTTAGAACTTTTTTTCTGTGTATTAATCCACCTTGGAAGTTGCTCAGCATGTGGGCTTGGTAAGAGGTATAGAATGGACTTAGAAGTGCTGCTAATCCAGTAGCAATTGATATACTTCTGACTTCAACGCCTGGAATAAATCGTCCAACAATATTGTACAGAGGATCTGCTGCATTATAGATACGATGGTGTTTAGGATTATTATATACAAACTGAGGTTCTACAGCTCCATTGTAGCTAAGGCCCTGACTAAGAAGACCCATTTGCAGGAATCGATCCATAATTGCCGCTCCAAGACTGTGACCGGCCCCGACATAATAATACTCTGATTGTGGATAATATTTCTGGCATTCTAACAAGGTTTGTAAATCTGTCTGAAATCTGCTTGATCTATCCAATGTTCCTGTGGCTACATTTGGCCAAGATGCTACATCTGTAGAATCATATGTGCCTCGAATAGAAACAATGATAACTTGGTCTTTAATATAGAATTTAATAGTAGGCAGACTAAATAAGAGCTTGAATCCGCCAACTTCTAACAGAGTCTTACCAGGATAAGCAGACTGTACTATTTTTTGCATGTCTGATAAAGATGCCATACTACAAGATTGTTTTGATTTTTTATCTATGTTTGTATTAACATGCAAGCAGATCTAGATACCATCCGTAAATATTTAGAGACTCATCACCTAGGAATAAACAAGTATCGTACTACTGTGGGAGAAGGAGTAAGTCAGTGTTTTGGTATAGTCTCAAAACGTTCTGCACCACCAGATCTATCAAGACAGTCTTGGCTCCATGCAGAACTTCATCATCTGCTAATGGTCTTTGCTAAGAAACATGTTATGATCCCATTTACATCGATACAAGTGAACTGTAATTACGTCTGTGCACCACACAAAGACCATGGTAATATTGGCCAGAGTTTCATTATTGGGTTCGGAGACTATACTGGTGGAGAACTGTGTATAGATAGTGATGAGAATGCTTATGATATAAGAGATGGTCTGCTATTCAATGGTGCAGAAAAGTTACACTGGACCAAACCATGGACTGGGACTCGATATTCATTAGTCTTTAGTACATTGAAGACTCGATTTCCTGCAATAGAAATGAAGAACATTAATGACTACGAGGCAGTTTTTGTAGATGATAAATGGAAGATTAAATACAGTGATGGAGGCACTGTAAAATATCTGTATGGCAAAAATGGTCTACCTCATCCTCTTAAAGGACGGACGAAAACTTGAATTCTTTTACAGGAACCCATGCATCACCCGTAGCAACATTTGTAAAAGGCGGAATCTTATTTACGTAAGTGTGATACAGATTCTTTCGTTTCTTGTACTTTTCGTCCATGGCCCAGAATATAGAGTACACGATAAACCGTTTTTTCTGTCTTACTTTCTCATCATCGCCTTCATATAGAGTATCTATGAAGTTAATGATTTTTTTGGCATTCTTTTTCAGCGAGGCTCGGTCATTAGCAAGACCATTGCGTTCTAACAGATTCAACTTACTCAGATAATCTTTCTTGGTCCGGTCAGCAAGAGGCTTTAACATAGCTTCTGGATCGATATTGAACATCTCCTACAGTATCTATTGAAAAGATTTATTGTCACTTTTTCAAGGTCCTAACATTGGTCCCCTAAATCCCCTAAATTTTTTATTAGGCTATCTCACTTTAGGCGAAATTTTGACCAACCTCCCATAGGATAAGATTCTATTATAAAATACTTTGGTCAAAAATTCGCCTAGATTGAGATAGCCTATAACACATCCCTAAAAATTTATAAGTTAAATTTCTTAACATACTTCTTAATATTTGTTATAAGATTAGTACTATCGCCCCAAAGTATGTGATATGAAAGAAATCCTGCTCTAGTCGGATCATTAGTCTCTAAGTCTTTCTGGTGTCTGATTCTGTATCTATCGCGCTGGGCCTTGTCGTGGGTGATGGTGTAATCGTCCATTCCAGAAGCCCCAAAATGGACCGATTTAGTTCGGCCGTTTTCTTTGATAAATACAGCAGTCCATTTCTTGCCTGGTTTATCAGACTCTGTGATTGTCTCAAGCTTCATGCTATTATAGACTATTATATTTTCTGTCAAAATTTGACAAAAAGTTGACAAGCTTTAAGCCCCTACCATAGTATTTTAATGGCCATTAAAGATTACGAGTCAGCAGTTCGTTCTTGTTTTAAGGAGGATGATATTGAAAACCTCTGGTACGGCGGAACCGATGGAAAAATCGGAGATGACCCAAACGTGATGTATGTGGCGATTACAGAGAATCAAAACTGGTGGCTGAACAAGTGCGTCTTGCGAGACTGGTTCTTTGACTACAAAAAGTTTGAGACTCTACCTCTTCAAATCGACTGTCAGACATACGGCGTCTATTGCATCTGGATGAAAAAGGAGGACAATCATTCTATATGTCCCCATTGTGAAACAAAAAAAATAGCGGTGGAGTTTAAAACGGATCTTGGAGATGGAGATGTAATGGTCTGCGAAGACTGTTATAATGAGATTGAAGGAGAGGAAGACGAATGGTGCGAAGAACATGAGCAGGTTATGTGGAAAGATGGACTAAAGTGTGGAGGGTGTATGGACAAAGAGAAGTAAGGGCCCAGGCGGGGCGGGGTAGCAGTTTTGCTCAGGACACGATTTTTATGACTATAAAAACCTGACAACGGACCTGATTTGTGTCTTGCTTAGCGTCTCAG